AGGGTGTCGAGGACGAGCTTGCGCGGATTGCCCCGCACGACCGCCTCGCGCGCGGCGCACCACACGGTCGGCTTCTTCGCCAGCCCGTCGTGGAAATAAACGTCATACCGATTGCCCTTGCACAGCGAGACTATGTAGAGCTTACCAGAGGTGATGCAGCGAACGGATGCAGCCATGATGCTTTCTCCTTTCTGGAGCGCGCAGGATTGCGCGCCCTGGTCGCGGACGACCACTCAAGCGCTCGCGTGGGACGTCTGTGTCCCATGCAAGCGCTTGGGTCGGGTCCGCTTTGCATAAAATTCCCCGACTCTGCGCCTCGTGCCCAACGGATGCGAGGCTGCAGGATCGCGCACGGCTGCTTTCCGCGCACAGGGCGCTCGCTCGACCTCGGTAGGGGGATAGTGGTCGGATGCGAGCGCTCCGCGCGGGTGCCTTCAGCGCGATACTCAGGGGAGCGCTAGGCCGTGCGGCCATCGAAGCACTCGTCGGGGAGAGCAGAGCGCGCGCTCTGCTTGCTGCTACCTCCACCCGCCTCTTCGTCCTCGCTCTCCTTCTGAGAGAGCAGCGCCTGTTCGCTCGGGGATTGCTGCGGGCCACTTGCGCCGCCCGCCCCCTTCACCTTGCGCTATCAGACTACATGAAGCAGCGCAGAGCATAGCAAGCAGGGGTCCAGGGATCAAGCCCTATTTCGGCTTTAGAATCAACGACTTAGGGGAGCAATTCCCCCTATGACGCAGTACTTTCGCTTTAGAATCAATGACTTACAGGACTCAGGAGGACCCCTATTCTATATTGCACGCGCGCTCGCTTCCAGATGCGAATTGCTCGCATTGGGTGACCTGGTCGTCGCTCAGGGGGCCGCCCTAGGCGCTCAACGCGAAGCGCTCCGCATCCACGACGCAGCATCGCAGCCGCGGGTCGTAGCGCGCCGTGACCTCAGCGGGATCCTCGAGCACGCGGGCGAGCGCTGCGGCCGTTGCCGAGTCCGCGGGGACGTCCCCACCGAAGACGCCCCGTCGCGCGAACCACTGCGCGGCGCGAAAGCGCGCACCGCCCGGGTACTCGACGCACAGCCACGCCTTCGCCTCGACCGCGCGCCCGAAGCTGTCCTCGAGTTCGTAGTTGACGATCACCAGCCGCTTCCCGGGATAGCGCTTCGAGTTCGCGACGTAGAAGGAGACCTTGTCCACGACAGCGTCGAAGCTTTGCCCGCTCAGCATCGGGTCGAGCGCCGACGCATCGAACAGCTCCGGGTCGGGGCGGGTGAATCGGCGCTTGTTGCGCGTGGGCTCTTTCTTCGGCATCTGGACCACCGCGCGCCGATCGTCGATGCTCACCACCGAGTCCGCACCGCCCAGCCGCTCCAGGTTGCCGACGAAGTCGAGCAGCAGGCAATTCTTCTTCCCCGCGAACAAGCGCATCCCGCGCCCGAGGATCTGTTGCCAGAGCACGGGGCTCATCGTGGGGCGGAAGCTCACGATGCAGTCCACGTTCGGGGCATCGAAGCCCGTGGTGAGCACGCCGACGTTCACCAGCGCGCGAATGTCCCCGGCGGCGAAGCGGTCAATGATGTCTTGGCGCGCATCATCGTCCGTGTCCGCGATGATGACCTCCGACGAGACGCCCTGCGCCCGAAGCTCCTGCACGATCTGCTCCGCATGGGTGACGCCGGACGCAAAGACCAGCCATGATTTGCGGGCGCGCGCGATGTCGCAGGCCTGGCGCACGGCCTCAGGGAGCGCAAGCGTGCGCATCACCGCAGCCTCAGCCGCCTCAGCAACGAATTCCCCGCCCCGCTTCGCAACGCCGTCCAGCAGCGCCTGTTGCTCCGTGATCACGCCCGCGAGGGGAGTGAGGAATCCCTGCGCGATAAGCTCGGCGATCTTGACCTCGTGGCCGATCGAATCGAACCAGCCCTTCCCATCGACCTGCACCAAGGGCCCCGAGCCGAAGCGCATGGGGGTCGCGGTGAAGCCTACGCGCTGCGACTCGACGAAGTACTCGAAGACCTGGCCGTACATCGCATCGGCCTTGGGCGGGCAGAGATGCGCCTCGTCGATGAACAGCAGCGGGCGCTTGCGCTTGAACTTCTCCAGCGAGCGGTAGACGCTCTGCACCGAGCCGAACACGACCTGCGCGCGCGCATCCTTCTCCTTCAGCGACGCGACGAAGAACGATTGGTCGATCTCCGGGGCCATGCGCCGCAAGATGCGCGCGTTCTGTTTCAGCAGCGTTGCGTTGTGCGAGAGTACCAGCGCTGGCTCTCCCCGTTTCTTGAGGAGCGCTGCGATGACCAATGACTTACCGCCGCCGGTGGGGATCACGCATAGCGGGTGCTGCTTCGCATTGATAGCGCGGTCGAGCAGGTAGACAGATTGTTCTTGGTACTGACGAAGGATCAGCTTCATCGGCGCTCCGTGGAATAGTTCTGCGTTATGCCCTGGACCTCGGGCTTGCATGGCGATTGCGATATTGATTATGCTTTGCGCTCGCTGGAGCCTCAAGCCCCAGACAGAAAGGAGAGAGTAGTGACTGCACAAAGGCAAGGCACGGTTGTCTTCGTAGTGCATGAATCCCCGAACTTCAACTACGCCCGAGCGCTTCGCTACGGCGCGACGCTTCGGCCTGTCTTCCATCTCGGGCCGGTACAGCTGAGCCCGCAGCACGCGCTTGGTCATGCGCGCAACGTCCTCAAGGCGATGCGCCCTGGCGACTACATGATCCTGAGCGGCGATCCGGTGCTGATCGGGATCTGTGTCTGCGTTGCGGCGGAGATGCAGGGCAAGGTGAGCCTGCTGCGCTGGGACAAGCAGGCCCGAGACTATTTCCCGGTGGACGTCGACTTCCTCGCGCGCGAGCCCGAGGCTTCAATCTAGAGAGGAGTACGAAGCATGGCAAAGAACGCAACACCCGTCAAGGAGCGCGAACAGCTGCCGCTGCCGGGCCTCGAGCCCGCCCCGGAACCCGAGCCCGCACCCGAGCCCGAACCCGCGGGCGCTCTCGGGACGATCGTGACGGGCAAGCAGCACCAGCCCCCGCGCATCTTCCTCTACGGCGTCCATGGCATCGGCAAGTCGACGTTCGGTGCGAGCTTCCCCGCCCCCATCTTCATTCCGACCGAGGACGGGGCGAACGAAATCGACGTCCCGAAGTTCCCGCAGAGCAACAGCCTCGCCGAAGTGCTCGACAAGCTCCGCGCGCTCTACAAGGAGAAGCACGGGTACCGCACGGTGGTGATCGACAGCGCCGACTGGCTGGAGAATTTCATCACCAAGGAGATCGGTGAGAAGTACACCGAGAAGGAACTCGCCTACGGCCGCGAGGCGATGATCCTCAACCAGCTTGTCGGGGACGTCCTCGCGGGGCTGAACTTCCTCCGCATCCGGCGCGGCATGGCGTGCGTGGTCCTCGCGCACTCGCAGGTCAAGCGCTTCGACTCGCCGCTGACCGAGCCCTACGACAGGTACCAGCCGAAGCTCTCGCCTCGGGTGAGCGCGCTGTTCCAGGAGTGGGCGGACGCCGTGTTCTTCACCGCCTACGATGTCTCCATCAAGGCGGAGGAGGTCGGCTTCAATCAGAAGGTTCGTCGGGGCATCGGGAGCGGCGACCGCTTGCTCTACACCGAGGAGCGCCCCGCCTTCTACGCCAAGAACCGCTACGCGATGCCGCCGGAGCTTCCGTTGAGCTTCGCCGACGTGGCGAAGCACCTTCCGTACTACGTCAAGGAGAAGTGAGCATGGCCAAGGTCGATTGGGACGCGAACGAGAACGAAACGAGCAGCGGCTTCGAACCCATCCCGAAGGGGCGGTACCTGGCGCGGGTCGAGTCGTGCGAGTCGAAGGACACGAAGTCGGGCAGCGGGAGCTATCTCGAGTTCGCGCTGGTGGTCGAGAAGGGCGAGTTCACCAAGCGCAAGCTCTGGGCGCGCCTGAACGTCCACAACTCGAGCGAGACCGCGCAGCGCATCGGGCGCGAGCAGTTCAACGCCCTGTGCGTCGCGTGCGGCTTCAAGGTCGGCGAGGTGAAGGACACGACGAAGTTGGTCGGGAAGCGCATGATCGCGCTGGTCGACATCGAGAAGGGCGACCGGGGCGACATGAACCGGGTCGTCGGCTTCATGGCGCCGACCAGCGCTGCGGGCGGGGCGGCCCCGGAGCCCGAGACACCTGCGGGCAAGGGAGGCGAGGGCAAGACGAAGACGCCCTCCCGGCCCATCGACGACGACATTCCGTTCTAGCTTTCGCGGGTCGCCGTCCTGGCGCGCCAACACGCCGGGGCGGCGATTCTTTTCCGAGGAGCAGAGATGGGCGTATTCGGAAAGCTGTTTGGTGCCGCCATCGACGTGGTGACGCTGCCGGTCCGGGCCGTGGCTGACGTGGTGATGCTGCCGGCCGATGCTTCGGACGGGGAGGACTTCATGCACCGCACGACGGACGGGTTCAAGCGCATCGCCGACAAGGTGACGAGCGCGGCCGACGAAGCGGCGGGCGACAAATGATCGACTGGCTACCAGACCCCGGACCTCTGCGGGTGGCGCTCAAGCGCCCCCCGTACGAGGTCGCGCTGCTGTGGGCGCAGCGCGAACCGCCGACGCCCGACGCAACGCTCTATCGCTACGATCCTGCGAGCTACCCACGCTACGCCTGGACCGTGAGAAGGAACCCATGACAGATTCCCCCGCCGTCAGCGACCGCGCAGGATATATCGGCGGGAGCGACCTGGCCGGCATCCTCGGCCTCTCGCTCTGGACGACGCCCTACCAGGTCTTCGCAGACAAGATCGGCGCCTCGGTCCCGCGCGCCTACGACGCCGATACCGAGGACCGCTTTTTCATGGGCAACCTCCTCGAGGACGCGATTGCCCAAGCGTTCACCCGCAAGACAGGCAAGCCCGTCGTGCGCTCGCCGCTGCCCTTCTACCGGCACGCGACGCACACGTTCATGGGCGGCCATGTCGACTTCGAGTTGTTCGAGGAGCCTGCGCTGCTCGAGTGCAAGAATGTGCGCCACGTCTCCGATGACTGGGGCAAGCAAGACGACCCGGATCGCGCGCCCGAATGCTGCATCCCCCTCTACTACCTCACGCAGGTCGACCATTACATGGCCGTGCGAGGATTCACCCACGCCTACCTCGCGGCGCTGTTCGGGGGCGTCGAGCTTCGGTACTGGAAGATTCCGAGGAGCGCCGAGCGGGAACAGATCGTCATCGAGGCCGAGCGGCGCTTCTGGGAGCGGGTCACCAATGATGACCCTCCCCCGCCGCAGACGATCGACGACGTCATGCTCAAGCTCCAGCGCGACTACGAGGGGATCGCGAACAAGGGGCGCCGCAGCGACCGCAAGCGCGTGGTGGTGACGACCGAGCTTCGGGATACGCTCTTCCGCGCTCTCGTGCGCTCGCGCAAAGCCGCGACCAAGGCGAAGAAGGAATCGGACCTCCTCAAGGCGTCGATTCTCGCGCTCGTGCAGGGCCCCGCGGACTTCGTCGAGGAGTTCACGGGCGAGAAGATCGGCCGCCTCACGCTCCAGGCGCGCAAGGGGTTCCTCGTCCGCGCATTCAGCGAAGCGCATCCCGACATCGCAGCAAGCTACCAGCACGAGACCATTTCCCCACGCATCACCATTGAAGGAGAGGACGATGACGAAGAGTAAGGCGCCTAGCGCCAAGGCGGTAGCGCCTCCCTCCCCACCCTGCATCATCGCCATCGACCCTGGGATCGGCGGGGCGATTGCCTGCATTTCCCGCGACGTCAAGGAACAGATCGT